GTGGTGCCGGCCGTGATGCGCTGGTAGACCAGGTGGGTCTCCAGGCGGTGGCACAGCTCATCCTTGAGCCAGGGTGTTGCCGCAGCCCACAGGGGCGATGGATCTTCGGCCACCGTCGACGACAGCAGCATGGCCTCGGTCACGGTGATGGATGGGAGCACTTTCATCATGATGTGGTCACCGAGTAGCTGATCTCGCCGCGCGCCACGGCCTCCTGGACGTCGCGCACGCGGCGCGTGGCGTCCCGGGTCTGCTCGCTGACAGACACCAGGGTGCCGATGCCGGCGCCGAGCTGCTCGACGCTGCGGCCGAGGGTGGTGATGACCGACGAGACAGCCGCCTCGCCGGCCGCGCCGTTGGCAGACTGCTGCAGACGCGCGCTGATGGTCTGGGCACCGGCCCACATGCCGGGATTGGCATCGGGGTTGTAGCGCTTGGGCACCACGCGCTCGCCCTCGTGGAGCATCGCGAGCATGTCCTTGGGCACGTAGTTGGTGCCCGTGTCCAGCTTGGCTACCCCATTGGCCGTTGCCCAGGCGTCAATGATGGCCGGGTCCACATTGGTCCACTGGCCCAGCATCTGGGCGGTGACGCCATTGGCGGAGGCGAGCTGGTACAGCTCATCGGCGCGGCCTGCCTGGACCAGCGCAATGGCGGCCTGCCCCAGGTCGGCGCCGAAGTAAGGCAGGCCGGTGTTGCCCGCATAGAACACATCGCTGCGGCCGTCGTATTGGGCTCCGTTGGGGCCGTTGAGCACGCCAGCCGTGGCCGGAGCGGCGCCGGTCGGCACGGCGGCCGGGCTGACCCTTGCGGCGGCAACAGTGCCAGCGAGTTGCGCCAGGCTGGCCGCAAAAGTGGCCGTGGCAGCGTCGATGGACTTGAGGGAGGTGTCCATGCCCTGGGCGGTCTGCAACTGCTGCTCAGCGAGCTTGTACTGCGCGTCCAGCGCCTTGATGGTGCGGTTCGTCTCCTGCTGGACCGTCTCGATCTGGGCCTGCAGCAGGTCGGCCTGGTCCTTGGTCGCCTCCAGGTGCTGCTCAGCGATGCTCTTTTGCTTGGCGCCCAGTTGCTCCAGAGCCGCCAGTTGGTTGGCCTGGTCGAGCTGGGCGATCTCCCAGTCGATGGCCGTGGCGTAGCGCTGCTGGTCGTCGGCCGTGACGGACGCGATCGCGCGCTCGAGCGCCTCGGCATCGGGGAGTACTCCTGTCGCCTGGGCCGTGATGACGGCGTCGGCGATGAACCTGCGGGCGGCCGCCAGATCCTGCAGCTTGGTGCTCTCGACCTGGCCGCGCAGGGTGGCAACGGCGCGGGTGAGCTGCTCGGTGATGCGGGTGACATCGGCCAGCGACTCGGTGGCGGCTTCCTGGGCGAGCTTCTGGGCATCGGCCTCCTTGCGGAGGGCGTCGATGCGCGCCTCGGCGGCCTCACTGACAGCGGTCTTTTCCGCGTCGATGGAGCGGGACAGGCTTGCCAGGGCGCCCTGCGCCGCCTGGTCGGCCACCGACTGCGCCTGGTCCATCAGGTCAGCCAGGCCCATGGCGGCGGCGACCAGCGCCAGGCGCGTCTCGTCGGAGGTGTCGCCCATGGCGTTGATCTCCATCACCACCCCTGCGATCTGTGCCTTGGTGGCGCCAAGGAGCGCCTCGGGCGAGATGCGGATGCCTGCAGCCGCCAGGTTGTCGCTGATGCCCTGGTAGCTGGCCGCCTTGCGCTCCTCGGGCGTGCGGAATTTTTCGTACAGCGCCGGCAGTTGCGCCAGCAGATCCTTGTGCGTCTGGGCGGCCCGCACGGCGTCCCACAGCGCCCGGTTGCTGGCGTCTACGGCGTTGCGCTCCTTTTCGAGCAGCTGCACGCGCGTCATGGTCAGCTCGTCGAGCTGGTCCTGCAGGCCCTTGCGCTCGTCGGCGATGCGTTTGGCCGCAGCTTCCGCCTCGCGCTGGGCGTCGGTGGCGTCCTTGGTCGCCTTCGTGTTGTCCAGCATCGCCTGGGTGTACCGGGGCACGTAGGCGGCTGCGCTGGCGCCAGCCGAGACCGTGGACGAGATCGTGGTGCGCAACTCTGCCAGCACCGCCTGGAAGTCGGCGTTGCCCCAGATCTCGCGGAAGGCAGTGGCTTGGGCCCGCACGCGCTCCAGGGTCTGCTGCGTGCTCATGGCGGCCAGGGCCTCGCTGGCCGTGGCACCCGTCAGCAGCGAGTCCAGGAATGGGGTCACCATGCCTTGCGTCACGGCGTTGGTGATGTTGGTGGACAGGTTGCCCACCAGGGCGCCCTCGATGCCGCCGACAATTGCGTTGGCGAAGTTGGCGCCGGCAGCGGCCGGATCGCTGGCCTCCAGATCCTTGCGCAGCTGGGCGGCCAAGTCCTGGCTGCTGGTGCCGATGACTTCGAGGAGCTTCGAAGGGTACTCGCCGATCTTGGTCACCAGTTCCTGGAACGCCTCGGCTGCGTTGTCGCCCGTGACGTTGGCGGCCGCGATCATGCGGTTGGTCCACGCGGGCAGCTCGCTGCTGACGGCCTTCAGCGCCTCGACGGAGTCCTTGGCAACCCTGTTTTGCCATTCCTTGAAGCCGGCCTCGCCGTCCGCAAAGACCGCAGGCGCCCACTTCTCCGTGCGGGTGGACTCCCAGTTGACGAGGGCATCCTCGACGGTCGCGTCGAGCTTTTTAATGATCAACTGGCCCCAGGCGCCGTCCTTGGATTTGTCGTCGGCAAAGCCGCCCAGCACGGCCAGGGGGCTGGTGCCGGTGCCCATGCGCAGCACCGCGTTGAGCCCGGTCTGGGTGTTGGTGACCACCGTCTTGACCTGGGCGAGGGTGTCCTTGTCGACGTAGCTGGAAAAGCCCACCGGGCCCTTGTCGTCGGGGTTGACGGCCGTGGTGAGCAACGGGTCGGAGTACACAGCGCCGCCGCTGTGGGGCGTGGGCTTTTTCGACAGCGCAGACCCCACGAGCATGACCGCGCCTGCGATCCAGCCCCAGACAGGGATGGAAGAGAGTGCCGAGGTGATGGAGCCCATCACCCCCGTCGCAGCCCCGGCCGCTACGCCGCCCTCCACGGCGGCAGCGACGCCCGGGATCATCCCCGCGGCCTCCATCGCAGCAACCCCGGCTGTGAATGCCTCCAACGTGCCAGCGGCAAGCGCCACCCCCGTCCCGGCCTCGGCCGCAAGGTTCATCGCGATGGCCGCATCCGCTGCAGCGGATGAGAGACCGGTCGCGGCCGTGCTGACCCCCGCCCATGCGCCGTTCGCGGAGATCAAGGTGCCGATGGCATCCCCACCCATCATTTGGGCCGCGTTGGCCGCGCCCAGAGACAGAGAGGACGCCCCTGCCGTGGCGCCCGTCATCCACTGCGTAGCGGCGCCATAGGCGGTGTTGAGGGTGCTGGCGTTGCTCGCCAGGCTGACCAGCGAGCTGCCGGATCTGCCGCCGCTGCCGCCCGTGCCCATGATGGTCGCCATGATGCCGCCCAGGCCCGACATGACGGGCGTGAGCACGATTTCCCAGGCGCGGCGCTTGATCAGGTTGGTAACGTACTTTTCCAGGCTGTCGCCGCCCTGGGCGGCTGCGTTGATCAGGCCCTCTGTGTATTGGTCGGTGGCACGCTGCAGCTCACGCTGGGCCTCGACGCCGGCCCGGCGCGCGGCATCCCTGGCCTCGGTGCCGCCGATCTGCGCAGCCAGGCGGCGGCGGGCCTCGATCTCCTGCGTGGCCTGGTTCCAGCCGTCGCTGCCCTCGTAAAACTTGGCGTTGCGCTGCTCCTCGAGGCGGGCGATGGTCACCAGCTCGATGGCCTCGGCCAGGCTGATATTCAGGCGGGCCGCCACGTCCATGGCCCGCTGCTCATCTGCCAGAGACTCGGTGCGCTTTTCGATGCTCGCCAGGTTCTGGCTGTGGGCGGCCTGCTGCTCGGCCATCCACTGGTCAATGCCGGCAGACTCTTGGCGGCGCAGCTCCAGGCGCTTGGCGACCATGCGCGCTTCAAGCTGCAGCACCTGGTCTTCGTAGGTGGTCTGGATGGTCAGCTCTTGCTCGACCAGCGTTGCCAGTTCCTTGCCGTACTGAGCCCGGGCGCGGGCCTTCTCGGCTGCAGACCCCTTGGACGCATCCACCGCCGCGATCTCCAGCTCCACAATGGCTTGCTGGTCGGTGTTGGCCTGCAGCGCCAGGTCGCGCTTTTGCGCATAGTAGGCGGCATCGCTTACCAGGCCGGCCTTGTGCTGGGCCTCGAGCTGGGCCGCTGCCCGGGCGGCAATGCCCGTGGCCTCGGTCTGCAGCTTCTCCAGCTCGCCGATCTCGCGGGCCAGGGCAGCGCTTGCGGTGCCGGCGCCTTTGTCGGCGGTGCGGGCCTTGTAGGCGTCGACCTGCTTCTGGATGGCGGCTGGATCCACGCCGTAGGCTTTGCCGGCCTCACGGATCTTCTGGATCTCCAGCTCGTCGCGCCTTTCCTTGGTGCGGTTGGCCTCAAGGATCTTCTCCCAGTCGTTCTGGGCTTCGCGCTGGCGGTTGGATTCGGCCTTGGCCTCCGCACCGCGCTTCTCGAGGCGGACGCTCTCCTGCAGCGCTGCCTGCTGCTGCTCCAGGGTCAGGATCTCCGCTTTCCGACGCGCGGCGGCCTCTGCATTCGGCGCGCCGGTTACAGCGTTGTTTCCGTTGACCGCGAAACCCCCTCGGGCCTCCGCATCACGTAGCTCCTGCAGGCGCTTGCCCACTGCATCCAGCTTCTGCTGGGTGGTATCGGCCCGGCCTACATTGAGGATGGCATCCCAGCCCCGTTTGGCCGCACCTGTGACGGCCAGCCAGCCACGCTCAATGCTGCCCAGGTTGGCGACGAGTTCGTTCTTGCGGGCCTCCATCGCAGTGGCGAAAGACTTCTGCGCCAGCGCCGCCGCTTCTTCTTTCCGGCCTTGCTCGTCCAGGGCCTTGATTTGCGAATAGATCGTGGTGGTGAGGTAGCGGTACTGCTCGTCGAGCTTCTGGCTTGCCTGCAGGGGCGCCTTGCCCAGTTCCTCCATGGCCGCCACCGTGGCCTTGATGGGCACGCCCGCGTACTTCTCCAACCCAAGCGCGACGCTGGTGAAGTACTGCAGGTTGTCGGCAGACACACGGCCCATGGAGGCCATCTCGGCCAGGCCGCTGGATGCAGCGGCTTGTGTGCTGCCCGTGGCCGCGATGGCCCTGGCCATGTCGCCCATCTGGCCCACCGTGGTGCCGGCTGCATTGCCCGACATGACGATGGCCAGGCGGTAGTTGTCGGCCTCCTGAGAGCCGAGCTTGTAGCCGATGGCCAGGACGCCGGCAGCGGCCGCCACCAACGTGTACGGGTTGACCATGCCCAGCAAGGCGCCGCTCAATGCGCGCGCTGCCGGCACCACGCCGCCGAACATGTCTTTGAGCTGGCCGCCCTGCTGCAGCAGCACCGTGAGTGGTGCCTGGCCGCCCTGCAGGCCGACGACGATGTCGGTGATCTGGGCAGGGACGTTACGCAGCGCGGCCGCCGTTTGGGCAGCAGATACCCCCGAGCTGCGGGCCTGCTGCTCGGCCCGGCGCAGCGCGGCGGCGGCACGGTCGGCCGCTGCAGTCGTCTCATTGCCTGCGCGGGTGGCCTGGGTGCCTGTGGTCTGCAGAGTAGTGCCCAGGCCCTGGGCGGCTGTAGTGGCGCCGGTCAGGCTGGCCTGGGTGACGCCCGCCTGGCGCGACACGCCGGCCAGGCCGCCCTGGGCGGCGGTGAACTGGGCAGCAACGCCCTGCAGTTGCCGAGGGATGGAGCCAACCGCAGCGCCCGCCGAGGTGGCCGACTGGGCGGCCAGGTCCAGGGCTGTGGCTGCGGCCGTGGCATTGGTGGACGCGGCGCCCACGGCCTGCAGCTCGTTGGTGACCTTGCCCAGGCTGGTGGACGCGGTCGCCGAGCTGCTCGACACCTGGGCGCTGAACGCCTGGTGCTGCTGGCCGGTGGCCTGCAGATCGGCCACGTACTGGCCGTTTTCCAACCGGAGGACAACCTTGACTTCTGACATGCCGTCCTACGCCCCTATCTATCGTTGAGAATTTCTGCCGCTTCGTCCTCCAGCACCTGGACCTCGGCGCGCACCTGGCGGCGGTCCTTGCGGGGCACACCCAGGATGCGCATGCTGGTTTCGACAGCCGTGGCCTCCAGGCCCTGGAAGAACACCCCGCCCATGCCGGCGATCACGCGCCACTGGCGGCCGCAATCGAGGAACACCTCCCAGGCCTGCTGGTGTCGGGGCCACAGCTCCCAGTCGCCCCGTGCGTTCTCCGCATCGGTGGCACATGCCATAGCCGCGTTGGCGGCCCCTGCGGCATTGACGCCCAGCAGCGCGAAGTCGCTCACCATCTCCTCGCTGCTGGCCTGGCGCCTGCTGCCCGCCGTCAGGTGGTGGCGGGCGGCGCCTCGGAGTTTTTTTCCGCTTCCTTGAGCACCTGGTCGGGGTTGCGCGATTCGAGGTAGGCGCGGCACATGGCGGTCTCCAGCCCCCTGGTGTCGGCGCAGACCTGGGCGCGGGCTGCGGGGGTGTAGATGGCGATCCGCCCCTCGCTGTCCTTGAAGCCTTCCCAGTCCACCATCACCAGCTCCACGATTTCCTTGTCCGTGATCGCGGCCACGAACTCAGGCGGCTGTTGGCCCTTGAGGATGGCTTGCACCTGGTCCTGTTGGCGCTGCTGGTTGAGCGCGATCTTCTTGTCCAGCTCGCGCTGCTCGTCTTCGTTCAAGTGCTTGAACCGGCCCCTGAACTTAAAGACGTAGGGCCTGTCGACCTGGTCAGGAATCACCAGGTGGCCGGGGGCCCAGTAGGCAGGGTTGGGAAGGACGACGACGGACATGGACTTTGCTCCTGTTGAAACGGGTTTGCAGGGAATGAAAGGAAGAAATGGCGGCCGGGGCCGCCTGGTGGTCAGACGGTGATGACGAGCTCGTCGTTGCCCGCGCTGCTGGGAATCAGGCGCAGCGGCAGCGTGACCATCTGGATGCCCTCGGCCTCGCCGAAGGTGGGCTTGCCGATCTGGGCCAGCGGCGCCTCAACCTTGACGGAGTTGGTTGCGCCCAGGCCATGCACCAGCTCGAACGGCACCGTCTCGCCGACCATGGCGATCCAGTCCTTGGTAGATGCCAAGGTGTCGCGGATGGTGATGGAGCCCAAGGCCTTGCGGTCGGTGACCTCGGTATCGTCCACCTCGGTCAAGTCTTGCTTGACCACCACGTTGCCCAGGTCGACCGAGAAGGCGTTGCAAGGCCAGTAGGCGCCGTCCAGCTTGACGCGGGTGTTGGCCTTGTTGACGCCGAGGGGGAGCATGAATTCCGCCGTGTCCTGGGTGGGCATGGTGGGAACGGTCTCAACCGGAACATAGGCGCCCGTGAACTCGAAGTTCATCCAGGGGAGCTGTTTGGCAGCACCTTCAATCTTGCAGGTGCCCGCCGCGCCCGGCATCTTGTAGACGTTGCGTCCGACGACGGCGTAGATGGACATGCTCTCGATGGCGTCGTCGACCGGCGCGAACACGGTGTCGGTGAGGGCTGTGTTGGTCACGCTCATGGCGCAGCCGCGCAGCAGCTTGGAGTAGCCCGGAACCTGCCCCAGGGTGCCGACACCAGCAAAGCCCACCCGGAAGGCAATCTTGCGGTACTGGGTGACCAAGACCGACTTGGTGGAGCCGAAGTGCGCGCGCACGATGTCGTAGTCGACCTCTTCGCCCTCAATGGGCGTGATGGTGACGTTGCTGACTTCGAGGGCATCGGCCGCCACCGGCACGACGAACGTGCCCTTGACGGTCTCGATGGCGGCAAGGATGGCCATCTTGCGAAGACGGATGACGGGATCAGTTGCCATTGCTGTTTTCTCCTTCGGTGGTGGTAGGGGCCGCCTCGGTCACGCGGACGCGCTTTCCGTCGACGCGGGTGTAGGCGCCGCCACGGCCGTGGTGCTCGTCGGGCGGGATGGCCTGGCTGGCCTGGACGGCCGGCGCGGGCTGAACCACGGCTCCGGTGTCACCGGCAGGGGCGGCAGCTGCGGTGCTGGTCTGCGACGCCTGCGCGTTGTCTTGGCTGGTTTGGGCCGCAGACGCTTGTTTGCCATTGGATTTCACGGGGTGCTCCTGTAGTAGCTCGTCACAAAAAACTCATCTGCCCACCACAACTGGCCGGGCTTGAGCTCGACCAGCTCGCCGCCGAGGAACAGCACGGGCTCGCCCAGCTCCTCGTCGGGCTCCCAGCCGACCAAGGCGGCCTTGACCTGGCGCCGGCACTCCACCAGGCCGTGGGGCAAACGCATGGCGGCGGGCTGCACGACCTGGATCACTGCGATCACCTGGGTCAGCTCCTGGTCGACGGCGCCGGTGTGGCGCATCTCTGAGCCGCGCTCGGACATGGGCACCACATAGCCAGCCGGGGTGGTCCCACGATTGCTCTGCATGGCCTCTTCCAGTGCGCCCGCCTGTTCCAGCAGGCGGAAACAGGTGGTCTTGGCCTTGAGGCGGTCAAATACGGGCTGGACGTCCATGGCGAGCAATCAGCGGAAGGCGCGCAGCTCGCTGCGGCCAAACACATTGGGGGCGCCGTCGAAGCGCACGTCGGTGCTGCTGCCAGCGCCGGCATTGGTGGACGGGTCATCCGCGCCCAGCTTGAGCTTGCCCAGGGCGACCTGGCCGAGCAGGCGCAAGGCGTCTCGGTAGTCCCGCACAACGGGGTCTTGCCCCTCGGTGCTGACGCGGTTGCGGTTGAGCAGGTAGCGGCTGATCGCCCGGGCCCAGGCGGTGAGCATGGTCTTGCCCGCGCTGCTGGGCGGCAGTTCCAGGGGCAGCGCGTAGCCGCCCTGGGCCAGGTGGCCGTCGATCAGGGCGCCGGCCTCGGCCACAGCGTCCTGGATGCGGGACAGCGCCGCATCAGCCCCCGCGACCTGGTCGGCCGTCCAGGCGCTGCGGTCGGTGCCGCGCAGCGTGGCGTCCATGAGCGCGACGTCGACCAGGGGCTGAGCGTCGCTGCTGGCGACCTGGGACAGCTCCTGGGCGCCGGGGCGCTCGGCCAGTTCGAGGGGGGTGATGTACATGGCAGTGCCTGCAGTCAGTGGCTGGGGGCTACGCCGAGGCGCACAGGCGCCAGCGGTTGGTGACCGTGGGGCGCAGGCGCTGGGCCAGGCGGGCCAGCCAGGTCTTGCTGACGGCCAGCAGGGTGTGGGGCTGCTGAGCCGCTACCGGCACAAGGGGCGCAAAGCACTGCAGCTTGTCGAACGGGTCGTTCCAGCGGTGGCGGACAGTGGCGACCAGGTCAGCCAGGGTGCCACGCACGCAGACGACTGCTGTGGCGCCCGCTGCGAGCATGGCGCCCATGGCTACGGAGAGGAGATGCTTTTTCATGGATGGTCCGTTGGGTTGATGGGTCGATTGCGCCGGGGCTTGCCTGCAAGTAGTTCCGCTATCCAGCCCCGGCTTTTGAGAGGTTGCGGATTGAGCCGGTGGCTCTTCGCTGCGCTACGGGAGTTCAGTCTTGCGCCTGGCTGGCGCTTTCTTCTGGCAGGTCGACCAGGTGGGTGACCAGCGCGGGCTCGGTGGTGAGGGCCTCGTACTGCTCGTCGTCCAGGTCTGCCAGCGGGATGACAGTGCCGGCCGGGTCGTCGAAGGCGTAGCCCGCGCGCCGGAAGCCCGTGCGCTTGGGCACCACCTTGAGGCCCTGGGCCTTGTCGGCCGTGGGTTTTGTGACGGGGGCTGCAGCAGCTGCTGCCTTGGCCGCCTGGGCCCTCTTGGCGGCGGCGGAAAGGGGCTTGTTGTTCGTTGCCATGGGTGATGGGCTCCGTTGGGTGGTGATGGGGCGGCCGGCCTGGTCAGATCAGCCAGGGGCAGACCACGACCTTGGACAGGTTGCGCATGACGTTGCTGGCGCCGTTGGCAAGACGCTCGGCTGCAACGACCTCCAGGGCGGCCTGTTCCAGGTTGGGCGGCACCCACAGTTCCTGGCTGCGGATCACCAGAGGCTTGCCGTTGTCGCCGACAAAGCTCTGGTGCGCCGCCCGGGCGTCCGCGTAGGACTGGGTGTCGAGCGATTCCTTGCTGGCGTAGCCGAGTTGCCACAGGCCGAAGCCCACATTGCCCCGGCCATCGGCACCCCACACAAACTCGTTCTGCTTGAAGACGTTCTCGTCGGTGAGGGCCGTCTTGCTCTGGAAGGCGTAGTCGCGGCGCTTCTGGTAAATCAAGGGCTTGAGCGCCTTCGAGGTATCGAACAAGAACCAAGGCGTGCCGCTGCCGCCCTGGAAGTTGCTCACGCTGACCTGCTTGCCAGGTTGGCCCACGGGGTGATCCGTGTCGAAGAAGTACTGCCCGTCGTAGCAAAGCGTGTTGAAAGCACTCTTGAGCAGGCTGAAGACCAGTTCGTCGGGGTGCTCGGCCGCGTCTTGGCCCAGCTGTTCGAACACCGGCTTGTAAATGCCGTACTCGTCGTCTTCGATCTCGTCGCGGATGACGGTGACCGTGTTCTCGAAGGTCTTGTTCTTTATCGAGTAGTCGGAGGCGGACAGGTTTTGGTACTGCCGCTCACCGATCCACTCACGGAACTTGGTGATCTTGCCCAGCCAGCCGTACTTCTGCTCGGCGGAGGTGCTGGGCACCATGGTGGCGATCTGGCCCCACATAGCGGGGTTCTTGCCCCAGCCGATCTGGAAGGCGGCGCTGAACGACTGGTTCAGGATGCTGAGGTTCGCTGCATTGAGGATCATTGCGTGCTCTCTGGTAGTTGCTGGGCTGGCGGCGGGTCAGAGGAAGTTGACCCAGACGCCGTCGGCGTCCACGTCGAACACCTTGCCGGCCACGCTGCGCGTGTTGGTGCCGTTGGTCTTGGCGACCGTCTGGTCGTCCACGATGAAGCAGTCGGCGCCGATGTCGGTCAGGGCGATGGCGTCGGCCGAGGCGCTGTTGGCGAACAGGTGCGGGCCCTTGCGCAGGCGGACACGAATGGCGCCAGCGGAACCGCCCGTGTTGTCCGCGCGGCGTTCGGCCACGCCTGCTGCCTTGAGAGTGGTGGCCGTCGCGCCGGGCACGGCGTAGCCGGCTGCATTGATGGCCACGAGGGCGCCGCCGAAGATGATGGCGCCGGCCGCGACGAGCGGCTCCATTTGGTTGCCGTCGCGGCGCAAGGTGTTGCGGTCTTTGGCGAGTGCTGCCATGGGGTGGTGCTCCTGGTGATTGAGGGACTGGGCCGGCCTGGTCAGGCGGCGGCTGCGACGCCAGTGGCGCCGGCCTTGTACTGCTCGGGCGTCATGCCCATGGCAGCGCACACGGCCAGCTCGGAGGCGCTCAGCTGCTGGTCGCCCTTGGCCGGGCCAGCCGGGGGCTTGCCGCCCGTCTGGGTGCCCTGCAGCGCCGCGATGGGCTGCGCGGCCGCCAGGTAGGACGTGAGCGCGGCCATGTTGGTCTTGCCCAGGTCACGGGCCCATTCCTCCATGGCGGGCAACAGGCGGCCGTCCGCGAGGGCCGTCGTGACGGCGTCGTCGATATCGCCCTGCTGCTGGCGGGCCGTCAGGGCGGCGATGTTGGTGCGCAGCTCGTCCACCACAGCAATGGGGACGTACTTGGCCGGGTCAGGGGCGCCAGGGCTGGCAGTGCGCAGGCTGGTGCAGGCTGCAATGACGGCGTCGGGGGTGGCGTCGGCCGGCAGGGCCAGGGCGGTGCAGGCGGCGGTGGCGCGGCCCTGCATGGCGGTCAGGGAGCCAAGGGCCGTCAGCGCGGCGGTGGCTTTTTCCTCGGTGGTGGTTTCGGGCAGGCCGAGGGCGGCCAGCAAGGCCTTGAGCAGTGGGTTCACGGGTGGCTCCTGGGTAGGGACGATGAACGCGGCCGTCGCGGCCGCGAGGAGGGAAAGCGGCTCCATGCCATGGATGGCGGGGGCGTTGGTGAGGGCACCCATGTGCAGGGCCAGCACCTGGCCCGTTTCCTTGGAGTACTCGAAGACGGGCGAGAAATAGAGGTACTCGCCGTTTGCGATGAAGTCCTGGGCGCGCTGGGTCAGCTCGGCGACCGCGTACAAGCCCTTGTCCTCGATCCAGCGCAGCTCACGGAACCAGCCGGCTGCGGGGGCGGGCTGGCCGTTGGTGGCCTTGTTGAGGGTCTGGTGCTCGTAGTCCAGCACCAGGGGCTGGCGGGCGGTGGCAGCGGCAAAGCGCTGAATGACGGCAGGGGCGCTGGCAGCGTCGATGTTCCACGGAGGCGAATCCATCTCGCGGCCGTCGCTGGGAGCAAAGCTGCCGGCCGGGGTGACCTGCAGCAGGATCTGGCCGCCTGGCAGGCGGGTCTTGACGGGCACCTGGTAGCTGCAGGCCTGGATGGCCACGGCCGTGGCCGCAGCGATGGCTGAGCACACGGCGATGCCGGTGCGGCCGGGGCGGTTACGGGAGGTGGTGCGCTGATGCATGCCGCAATGGTCTGCGGCACGGGGCGCTGGGTCTTGGGAACCAGGACCCTATTTGCGGCGCGGAGTAGACAATGTCCCACCCCACTCTGAGAGGCCATTGTGATAGACCCAGCCAGTTTTTATGAGCGCGGCTTCCTTTCTGCATATGCGGAGGAAACGAGAGCCAGCAAATCCTCTGAGTTCAAGGATGACTATGCCCTGGTCCTGCGAACCGTCGAAGCAAGCATGTCGCAGCTGAAAACGCTGGAGAATCGCCCGGCTCCATCGATTGAGTCAGATTTCGGGCTGGGTTACTGGCTTCGTTGCAATGAGGCCTGCCAAAGCGCAGTGATGCTTGCCGATCTGGGAATGTCCGGTGCCGCGATGGGGTCGCAGCGCCTTGCGCTTGAGTGCTTGTTCTTCGCTGCAGCCTGCTGGCGCGAGCCAGACAAGTTTGGTTTGGAAGTGCCTGGCATGCTGAACAGTTCCCTCCGAGTCATCGCCAACAATATGCCTGCAAAACTGAGGGCAGCATTTGAAGCCGAGCACGGGCCCGAGGTGCCAGCACTTTTGGAGGCGCTTGGAAAGCTCAAGCCAGGGGGCGGTGCCTTGTATGAACGCATGGCAAAGCTTGCCGGCATGAGTGATTTGTACGATGCCCTCTACCGATATCTCTCTGCGGTTGGGGCACATGCGACGCCAATTAGCGCCGCGAGGCACCGGGAACTCAGCGCAGGCAAGGTGGAACTGATTTACTTGCCAATGCGTTCGGAGACGCGGTCAATTTGGTCAGGGGTCAGATTTATTCTTCAGCAGGGCATGAAGCGGTTCAGCAGCGATCTCATCCCCCAGCTCTCCCCACGACCCAATCCAGAATGATCTCCCGAATTTCCTGATCGTCTGCCGCGCTGATGCCCAGGTACGGCCGCGCCGGCATGTTGACCTGGTGCTTGCCGATGCTGGCTTGGCGCTCGGTGGCGCCCTTGGCCCCGCGTTTGGCAAACAGTTTGCGCCCGGCCTGAGTCTTGAACCGCACCGTGGCCTGGCGGGCCGGCATGTCGATGGTTCCTCCCAGTTGGTGGATGGCCGCGTAGGCCAGGTTGGCCCCCACCTCGACCGAGGTGTCGCCGGTCACCTGGTGGCGGATGCCGCCGCGCAGGTAGCCGCGCAGCGTGAGGATCTTGTCCGCGTTGTACTTTTTGCGCTTGGCGTAACGCGCTTTCAACGGCTGCCAGGGCGTTCCGTCTGGGGCCGTCTGGGTTTTGAACCGGTCTTCGGTGGACGCCTGCAGGTGCTCGCCGATGCGGTTCATGATGTCGCTGCCAGGCGGTTCGGCCTGGCGGGCGAGCATCTCCATGACCTCGCGGTCGACGACCTCGTATTCGATGCGGGTTCCAGCCATGGGTTCGATCTCCTACAATTGCGGCAACATCAGGCGAGACGGCCGCGCCAGGCCCACCGACCCTTGCCCAGATGGGGGCCAGCACTTGGCGCAGTGCTGGCTCTGTCGTTTCCGGCTCACGGCACCAGGCGCTGGTACAGCAGCACGCCAATGCGCCACTCGTCCTCGGACTGGGTCGCGCCCTGGAAGGTGGTGATGCCGCTCCACCCGTCGGCGCCCAGTTCGAACACGGCCAGGGCCGGCGTCTCCTGCCCCTCGACCAGGTAGCGCGCCACATAGCGGCGCCGCACCACTGCCTTGGCCTGGCTGTGGATCCACTCCAGGCGGGCCCAGATCTCGTCGGGCTCGACCAGTGCCCGGGCCAGCAGCTTCATGTACTGCTCGCGGCCGCGCTTGGTGACCTTGAGGTTGCCCTTGGTGTCCTGGAACAGCTCCTCGCCCACCACCAGGCGCTCGCCGATGGCGTCGCGCACGATGGCCGGCGCGCCAGGCTGCACGCCCAGGGTGTCCAGGTAGGCGTTGACGTAGTCGCGCTCGGGCAGGCCCTTGGGCAGCAGCTCGGTTGCCGGCAGCGGCCGGGGCGGCGGCAGCGGATCCAGCGGGAGGCGGTTGGGCAGGCCGGGCCCGCCTGCGCTGCCTGGCAGCGGTGGGTCTGGCCGCTCGGGCGGAATGGCGTTGCGCAGCCGGTTGCTGCCTGGCGCGTACTCAAAGCCTGGGTCGATGCCTTCGGGCACGCGCACCGTGCGCGGGCCGATGGCGCTGCGCTGCCCGATGGTGTGCTCCACCAGGTTGACCTCGGGCGCCTGGTCGGGCCCAGACTTGCCCAGGCGCTGCAGGTCGCGTGGCCACAAGCCCCGGACCTTG